ATATACGGCAGAGTTATTAGCTAGGCTACGCCACGGAGCTTCGTTCCACCAAGCACCAGACTTACACTCACGCATACGGCGGTCAGATAAATTGGATAGGGAAATGAGGGCACTACGTCGCACACCACCTACCACAACAATCTCACCAATCATACACATAATATCATGTACCTCTAAGCTATGTAGTTTTCGTCCTGCCGCTCCTTTGAGGATGTTAATAGTAAAGTCGAACAGTTTACGCAAAGGTTCAGGACCAGAGGCTCTTCCACCAAAAGTTTTAAGTCGTGCCCCCGCTGGCCGTATACGCGAGTAATCAATCTGAGGGATGTCTCCATCATACAATGAGGACATAAGTTTTTTGAAAGCTTTTGCCCAGCCAAGTTTGCTATCTCCTACTACAATGGTGTCATCTACATTCTTCATTTGTTCTGGAATCGTAGGTAGGTTGGCAACCTCTTGTCGCTCACAACTAAACCCTACACCAGTACCGCATAGCAGAATGTACAAAGCTTCACTAAATGCACGCTTATTATTTACAGCAAGATAACTACAATTATAAGCAGCAATATTATCCCTATCACAAGCCTCCCCTGCGGTCATCATAGCCCGCATAGACGGCATAATAGCTAGTCCAAGTATTGCTGGCTTTACTTTAGTTTCTAATACTTCACTTGCTTGTGGTGCTTTCTTTTTATAATACTCAATTAATCGAGTGACTGTTTCATTCCAGTTTTCACGACGGTTTTCTTTTGGAAGGAATCGTGCGTAACGACTGCGATGAATAATGTTTTGATAAAGAGTTGGTAAACTTTCTAAGTTCATCCTTTGCTTCCTTTTCCTGCTGTAGTAATATGTTAAATCGTTTCTTAGATGTCTTTGAAGTCTCATCTACTGTATTAGTAATAGGTTTCTTCTTCTTCATTGTCACCATCAAACTCGTCATACTCTTCAATAAGGTAATCAAGTCTATTAGATATAAAGTCTTCAAAACGATTTACAATATCTTCCGACCGTATTTCTAGCACTTCAACTAGAAGAGTTTCTTCTTCTTGTTTTAGTCTATCAAGTAACTCATTATACGTTATTGCCATAGGTATTATGCTTCATAGATGTAAGGCCGTTCAAAGGCTTCTTTAAGTTGTTGTCCTAATGGCTTCCCTTGTCGCTTTAAAATTAGAGTTTTAAGATATACGGCCAGATCAAGAGCTTCTTCATAAGCATGTTGTAGCATGTCTTCATCTGTGTTTTGATCTAAATATTTATTGTACTTATTAGCACCAAATTCATTACGATCTAGCATATCCTTTACTACTTCATTCCAACTAGACATTATTTGTCTCCATCACTATATTTCTTTCGTAAATACTTTAGGCTAACAGCCATGTGGTCAAACTCTCCATTATTTACTTCATGCAGCATATGGATACCACGAAAATGATTGTTGCCTTGTGGCCCAAGGTAATCTTCTTGATGCTCATAACAGCATCCAGCAAACATACCTGTTACACGACTACCATCTCCACGATACTCTGTGTGCACCTCAAAGTTTTGTACATGCCCCATAACACAGGACATATGTTTCTTTTGTACTAAAACACGAGCAGAAGTAACGGGACGGCCAAGAACGCCAGAAGTAAAGAAATGGCTATAAGCAATCCCATCGACAATGACTGGTTCAAGATAGGGATATACTTCCCAACCAAAATCTTCATACTGTAAGTCATAAACAGAAATTGTTCCGTCAAGTTTTGCGTCAGTTTCGATAACACGATTGATACGATTTTCATGGTTTCCTAATGTAAGAATTAATCGAGGGAGATACCTTTTTTTCTTTTGCATAAGAGCGTTCTTGTTAAAACTAACAAGTGGCTGTAGTAAAGTAGCCATAGCTTCACGAGATGCTAGAATATCACTTTTGTATCGTCGTCCTTCAAAAGACTTTTTTCCAACATCATATGAGGACAGTGATGGCATATCGGCAAAGTCTCCAATACAAATCACAGTATCTGGTTTCTTTTCTACAATATACTCACCAACATGTCGAAGGAAAGCAAAATCCTGTCCCGGCTTAACTTGTACGTCTGGGATTACTAAATGTTTTGCCATGATATAAATATATTAGGTGGATATTATATAGGTTAATGGGTGGCAGATGAAGCAGCCAAAGAGAGAATTCTTTTTGTTGGTTTTTTTGTTTTCCAACAGAACCATTTGATACCTTGTTTGTCGCACCAATCTCCATAGGTAGTTTTACTTTTTTTTGTTAGTTTAACTTGTGAGTTTTGAAAATACATAATAAACGTACTATTAGGGTGTTGTTTTTTTACCTCTAACATTTTACGTCTATCGCTTGGTTTAAAAAACCCTTTGCATTCTAAAAAAACATTGTCTGCTAACTTAAAGTCTGGGGTGTAACCATTTGTAAGGGTATAAGGGATTTTCTCTACTTCATACACATCTTTCAAGTGGTATAATTGTGCGACTTCTTCTTCAAATTTAGATTTAAATGTCATAATTATTATTAATTAAATCTAAAGTAGATGCTATCTGTTTTCCATTTAAACTTGGAAGAAAGTATCCAGACAAAGTCCATTGACATGGAATCCACCTATCTGTTGTTTCATCATGCCAAGCACCATTCATATAGTCTTTATACACATGATAAATGTGTACATCACTACGAAGTGTTGTTGTCACAGGCTTTGTATAGTCTAAGGTAGTTGCCATATGTCATTCTCTTTACGCCAAATCCACAGACACTGTCCGTTAGTCAATAGCCGTTCATCAGAATCATATAGATCTTTTACAGTAGAAAGCATTTCTGTTTCGTCATTAAGGTGGTCAATTAATTTACTGGCCTTGACTTTACCAATACCATCTACTCCAAAGATATTGTCTGATCTATCACCAATCAAAAGTTGCTTGTAGAAATGTCTGAGTCCATCTAACTCCAGCACATCATAAAACTCTTGTTTGACAAAGTTGTAGTGCTTACCTGCGATTTGGTCTAAGTCTTTATCAATAGTACAGATAATGGTATTTTCTGTTTGATACATACCTAAAGCATCGTCAGCTTCGTATCCTTCACAAACTTCTGCATTCCATTCTTTAATTAAATACTCTTTACAAGAGGCCAACCAAAGCGGAAGTGGTTTGTCTTTACGATTAGCTTTATACTCTAAGTTAATCTGTTTGCGAAAGTTACCAGATCCAGTAAGAAAACATCGATACTCTGCTGAACCTGTTACATACAAAATGTCTTGCATTAACTTATCTGTGCGGAGAATGGCAATCTCTTCACCATCCTCTACATCGTTACTTGCAGCACATCTATACGCAACAATGTCAGCATCAATCAAAGCTATGGTTGTCACAGCGGAACATCTTCATCTAGATCAGCAAACGGATCGTTAGATTTGCCAAGTACAAAGTTTTCAAACTGTTTGGCAACAGCTAAGACTTCCTCGGTAGTTGGAGTATGTTTCTCGGTTTTAAGTAGAGCAACAGCATTAGAAATGCTAGACTGACGCACAATCATTACTTGTCGAGCAGCTCGTTCGTCTGCAGTTTCATAGTTACTTTTTGGTGATGCGTTAGTCATGCCTCCAGTTGTTTGGGAGGTCCCAGCGGCTGGTGCCGCTGCTCCCGGATTAGATCCTGCAGTTACTGTCTGCCATTTCCAATACCCTTTATCGTCTTTGGCACGAGTTACGGTGAACACACTGCCCATAGAAGCGTTTGAGAGGGCTGTGAAGGCTTCCTTTTCTGCAAAGGACATAATCTTCTTACCTTCTACTTTATCCTGAAATGATTTGTTTTTGAAGGCAAGTTCACATACTTGGTAGCTCCCCTTAGCAGTAGGGACTGTAGTTACTGTACTGCTTAGTACTTCAATAATTAGATTACTCATATATTACTGTCCTTTAATGACAAGTTTAGCACTGACACCACGAGCATTGAGAATATCTACAGCAGCTTTAACCCAACCAACAATACGATCTGAGCTTGATTTTTTGAACTTTTCAATCATGGTTTTAAATCTCCGTTAAATCTTTAAGGTTTGGTCCAACACTAATTTCATTAGTAAGAGGTAAGTTATACTCTACACCAAAGAGTTTTTGGAAGTTTTTTGGTACATCCATATATATATTATAGAACAAATCTGTGATTGTGTCAACTTCTTTTTTAGGACAATCTACAACTATTGAATCATGTACTGTGTTAATTATTTTTGCTTGTAAGTTTAAGCCAAGCAGTCGATTATAGAAATCAACACGGACAATGGTCATAATGTCTGCACCAAGGCCCTGTACTGGATAGTTTAGGATAGTTGTCCTAGGCCATGTTCGCTCTCCTCTGTGATTAAGGTATGGTTCATATTTATAGACCCTGCCAGTAGGCATAACTAATTTACCGTACTGAATTACATCTTGCACAATTTTTGTGTGCCAAGCATATAATCCTTTGTACTTTTCATAGAACTTGTCAATAATATCTTGCCATTTTTTTTGGCTAAATCCACATAGTGCAAAATCTGCATCAACTGAAAAGGCATAAGCAGAGCCACCGTAAATCAAACGAAATACAAACACTTTAGCAATTAGTCTTGATGGTAGTCCAAGTATTTGTTGGTTACTGCTATGCATATCAAAACCATTACGCACTTCTTCTAAAAGAACTGGATCTTGGCTAAGATATGCAGCACAATTCACTTCTAGGGCTTTTGCATCACTATTAACTATCATATCTACTTATACATAATTGTTTTGCTAGTGGATCAAGGTTTTGTAGATTAGGTTTACTGCTAGAAAGTCTACCTGTCCGAGCTACACATTGGTTAAATTGTCCATGGATATATCCATTAGCCCAATGCATTTTGCTCATCAAGGCGGGTATTCCTAAGAAATAAGTATCAACCAACTTCTCAGTCTTGCTTAGTTCTAATATTGCTGAGACTAGTCGTTTGAGTTCTTTTGTCTTAGGTTTAAGACTCTTTAAAGTTTGTTCATCTGTGCTAAAATATCCTTCTTTTTTAAGTTCAGAGTTTTTAATTGGTTCAATTAGTCTTGGGTGTTTATATTCTGTTGTCAGGATTTTATATCTAGTTTGTCCTATTTTTTTACCGCTTTTAAACTCACCAACAGGATACCGAGTATCATCACTAATGGTGCCACCATAAAGGATACAACTAATATGATCTCCACTAGCAGGGTTAATATTAGGACAGTCGGAATAAGAACGAATAGTATTTCTATAAGAGATAATTTCTCCCGTATAGGTTCCGGCAAGTGTTTTTGATTTTTCATGTTCATATAGTATACCATTATATTCAGTTTCTTGCAAGACTTTTAAGTCGGCACATTGTAATTTATATAGATTCCATTTGTTTGTGTCTTTAAGAATCTTTTCTTGCAGTTGATATACTTTGCGAGTAAGTTCTACATCCATATATAGATATTCTTCTAAAAGATCAGGAGGAATATCCCAAGTTTCAATTCCTTTTTCCCAGTAGTCTTTTTTAATAATATCTAGTTTGTGTTCATTTAAGTATTGACTAGCACAGTTTTCTAGGGAAGGAAGAACTGACTGCTGGTTGCTGATGAGGAACTCAGCAAGTTGAGCATCCCGCAATATAGCCTTGGTAGTAATACATACATTGCGTAGCCAATGAAGATCAAACTTAAAATTAAAACCCAATAAGATTGTGGCTTTTTTAAGATCATTTGCTAATTCATTTACATCGTAGTAATGTTTATAGCTAACTTGATTCCAATTATCGTCACAGAACATGAGTCCAACAACTACCAGACAATTGCGTTTGTCAAATGGATTGCCTTCGTTATATGTTGTGGTCTCTACGTCTAAGACTGCTTTCATTGTTTATTGCTCTTCCATTGGAATAAATTCTAATAGTTCCCATTCTTCAAAACCATAGTCTTGTCCACAATGGGCTTTACTGTATCGAAGAAAATCAAATAGAGCCGCAACAGCGGCTTCTTCTGTTTGGGCTTCCATACAAACACTAAGCTGAATATCAAACTTCATTTGGATTAATTTCCTCTCGCCAAGTACGATAAAAGAAGTGTGCGCCATAATTATCCATGACTGTTTTTGGATAACCTTGTTCTAACAGCCAAGACTTAATGCTACCAATCCCTTGCATAATGTCATCTGGAATGGCTTTTGGAAAGCCGTGTCTCCATCCTTCAGGTGGGTCAATATAGGTTACAAGCATATATTTATTTACCAATGATGTATTGCGTTAATAATAAGAACTAGATCAGCAATCACTGCTAGTATTACATAGAGCTGGCCAAC